TATATATGAAAAAGAATGTTTGTTAAGTAACAAATGATATGGTTTTGTGGAGAAATGTCAGCAGTTCCACGCACGAAGCGATTTAGATAGACGGTCTTCGCCAGTGTTATTGCTATCTTTTTGTCTCTTACGCATTCCTTTCATTCTGGCACAGAAGCTCTTCCTACGGGGATTTCCAACCTTCTTTGAAGGTGCCTTAAGGTCGCTTCCAGGATTCTCACGTTCGTAAGATTTTCTTCCCTTTTCATTTAAACCACCTTCGGAATTTTTACCCGATTTTTTAGTCCAAGCAGCCCCCTCAGCAACATACTCTTCAGTCTTACTAGTCATATAATCGGCAGCAGTATCAATGTAGTCGCAAGCAAGAGTGACTTTGGATTGAACCCAACCAGGAAGTTGCATCTTAGGGTCTTGCACTACACCACGTAGACGCTGCACTGCGTTATCAATCGTGTCTAGTTGACTCATAATCATTCCGCCTTCATCATCAATCTCTCTGCCCATGGCAACTGCTACATGATTTTCTGAAAGTGATTCTTTGAGTTGTTTAAAAGTTTTCATGATTGATACGAAACTGCTACAGCTCTTACATCATCATTTGATGCATAGATTTTTTGAGTAGGTAGTTTTCTGATTACTAAAGATTCACTTGGAGTCATACTAAAAGTTGCTACCGTTGTTGGTGATGCTTCTCCATCAGTGATGGTTATTAAATGTGTTTGATTGCCGCCAGCATCATGTACAAGACGAACTTCTACTGCTCCACCAACAGTAGTTGCTGTGCCTGATGTAGTTGGAAGTGCTACTTCCGTTCCTAAAATCTTTAATCTCATTATTACTTACCGTTTATTTTCTATTTATTCTTAGCAGCATCTTTAATCATCTTCTGAAGATCTGCAGTTGTGCCAATAAACATAGTATTATTGACAGTAGTTGGAGTTGATTTCTTATCTTCTTTACCGAGATTCTTCATTTTATGCTGAAGGTCTATCAGTTTGTCAGTCATGTCTGAGACCTGCTTCATAGCGTTCACAGCGACCTCATACGCCCTAGGGTGCCCAGACTCCTGTGCGACCTCTAACGCTCCCTGAACCGCTTCCTGACCCTGTGAGATGAGCCTGTATAACTCTCCTCTGGTATATTCATAATCTTTGTTGGCATCAACAGATACTTCACTATTTGCTTGCGTAATCATTTCAGTAGTTTTTTCTATAGGTGCTATATCAATCTCAAAGATTTCTTCCATATTTTTTTCAAACTCGTTCATAGTAGTGTAATGCCTTCATTGAATCCAAAGTCATCGTCTGGCATGAGTAAGCTATCATCTGTCGAATCAATAACTCCATCATTATTTAAATCAGTAATAGCTTCTGGAGTAACCTCATACTTGAGAAATCTGCGATGTTCATTAAAATCTCCAAGATTTTCAAACACAGTTGCTTTTTTAATGATTGCCGCATCACTAACAGGACCATACATATAAGTCTTGAGAGTAAAATCTAAAGTATACGTAATACTTCTTCTTTGCATCATGTCATCTTCATAATCATCTTCATATGAAATACCATTTAATATTACTGGTAAATCTTTTTTCTCTTCCATTTCTGGAATGAGCATAATAGTCACATTAAAAGATGGTTGAAAAAATGGCAGAATCTGTTCTAAAATCTGCAATGCGTCATCTTGGGTTTTTGAAAGTATTCCGAGTTCAAATCTGAGATTATATGGAACAGGCATATACTGAACCTTCACACTCTCACCAGTATCACTCAGTTTATATTTTTGTATGGGAGAAGTTTTTCTAGATGAATCATAAGTGATATCAGTCATCTCAAAAGAGATGCGAGGCATCGTAATACTTACTTTACGTTCTGTACTTGGATCTTGTTCTAGTCTGGCTAAGAACTTACTCTTAGGTCCATACGCAAGAGGAACTTTTTCTTGCCGAATAACATCACCTGTTTGTGGATCTTTTTTAACAATCTGAATATTATTAAAAAGGGTTCCAAAAGCTTTGACGTTTTTCTTTATGATTTCGTGATAATAATATTGTCCTAACATTAGAATACTCCCATATCTCCAAACTCACCAAATGGATTTCCTTCACTAAAGTCCAGAATCTCATCGGCTTTATCTTCGTAGTATTTATTCTGAGCATTATCGAAGTTATCGATATCAAAATCAATAGTTGAAAATGATTCAACTTCCCACGTAGAGTTACTATCTAGTCCTTCAAGTTCTACATTTTGTTGCAATACTCCATCGATATACGTTAAATCTAATTTTCTAGTTGGGGCATTCCAAGCGGCAACAGTCGCAGTTACGACTACAGATGAACCGCCTAAAGTATATGATTGTTGAACTTGCTCTCCAATAGCATAGTTGCCAACACCACCTGCTTTTAGATATACTGGAAAAACATAGTTTTCTTTTTTGTAATCATCAATGTCCTCATTACCTGTATCAAATAGATTATCCGCATTTTGTAGTAGTTCGCATGTCAAAGCAAAAATATAGTTTTTACCTAACTGATAAAATGGAACTTCTCTTTCTACAAACTTAATCTCATAAATGTTCTTCGTCATTGGAACATAAATTAAATCACCTTCATTTGGTCTTCCAGGCACAGATGTAGAACTCATTAAATCTGGTTTCAATGACCACTTTCTTTTTGATACAGCAAGTGTGATTTCATCAGATAACTTTAATCCAAACTTACTCATCGCAACTGCGCCAGAACCACCAAATCCTTCTACGTTGATTAACATCATTTCTATAAGATGAGCTTCTCTAAACTCGTTTAAAACGACATCATTCAAACTTCTATCAATCAACATAGTTTTTGGAATGTAAAATAAATCCATTCCAAACAGATGAATCTGTTCATCAACTAAATCTTGAACTAAACTTTGTTCGGTATTGACTCCACCGTATTGTGGAAAATAAACGCTCTTTGACATATTATCCTATTGCGTCTAGTGGTGGAAGTTCATAATCAGAAATCATTCTGCTTTCTAGCTCATCAATCTCTCTTAGTGCATCTTCGAAAAGTTCTCTTCCATTAATAGAAACACCGCCAGGAAGTTGAACGCCATTGAACTTGATTAAGTTTTGACCCCATTGTTTTTTAAACAATGCAGTTACATATCTTTTTAAAAACCAATCATTCCAAACTTTTGGTGCATCTGCTGGATTGAGAAGACGATGACATTCTACAATAAAGTAGTTATCTTGTTGCAATACTTTAGGATTGTAGTCAATAAAAAGTTTACCGTTTCTTTTTGTAAATCTGCATTGAATAATAGCACCACTGTTCAAAACCATATCGAGTGTTTCAAAATATTGTTTAAACATATAGTAGTTAACTAAATCAACATTACCTAAGGAGTAACCAGCGTTTAAAGAAAACATATCCATCAGGAAATACTGGTTTCCAAATCCAAAAAAGTCAGAACGTAGAGCAGTCATAGACAAAGAAAAAACTCTTTCGATACCAACGATATGATCTGGAAGTTCAATATAGTTGTTTCTTTCTTCCCACTCACTTCCGTCATCTGATGTATGAATGGTGTTTTCTTCTCTAAATCTTTCTAGTTCTGCCTCTGTAAACTTGTGCTTCAAATATAGTTTTTCCATGCCATCAAAATGACGCTCATTAAAATATTGTAGAGCATCATCAATCAAATCTTCTAGTTGATCATCATCAACATTTATTTCTAAAACTGGAGCACCTAGTTTTCTGAGGCAATATTGTTTTAGTTCTTCTCTGCTGGCTGGTTTAGCCATAAAAAAATACCTCTAGTTTCCTAGAGGTATTTATAAATCATGTTATTTATTTATCAACTCCAGTTACCCGCGATAATCGATGGGTTGGCAGCACCCATAGCTTGAATCTCAAAGTATGAGTTAATACGAGTAGTTACAGTTGCGTTGGCCGCATCGCTCTTGTTAAACTGAGGAGTTAATGTTCCACCAGTTGTTGCGTTTGATACAAAGTAACCTTCAAACCGTATGGCGCAATCCTGATTATTAGTTACATTTTGAGTAACTGCCGTTGATGTTTGAGCAGTTGTGTTCATAATCAAGGCGGCCGTTGATGAGGCTGAGTTTGCTCCAATAGCAGTGTAACGGAAGTTAGATGGCGTGTTTGTGAAAGTAAACAGTAAGTTCCAAGTACCAGATGTTGTGGTTGATTTAGATAGATAATAAACACCTCTAAATCTGTATAATGTATTTGCTCTGAGGGGAGCGGCATCCGCCGTAGTTGGACTGAATACGTTTCTAACAGTGTTAGTTGTGCCTGTTTGTGCAAAATCTGCAGCAGCTCTCAGGATATGTGGAGCGAGAATGATTCCTCTTCCACTTTCAGTAGTTGGGGTTGCATAGAATGCAATCTGGTTATATTCAAAACCACCTTGCAGTGCGGTTGTGAGTAGAGCAGCACCTGTTGGAGTAAACCTCATTGGAGCTAGTGTAGTGGTTCCAGATGGAAGAACCAAACTATTTCTTACTGAAGTAGTTCCAGATGTACCACCAAGAGTAATAGCAGTTGAAGAATTACCAATATCTAACTGAGCAATAGTTGGGAATACAAGACCAATACCAGTGGATCCACTGACATTAGTATCGATCATAATTTCTTCCGTTGCTAAAACTCCAGTACCATCTGCCAATGCTGGTTTTGAAGCAATATATTTGCCAGGAGCAAGAAGAACATTTTCGCTAACTGCAAATCTTCCAAGATC